GCCAAACATTAAAGATGCATGGCAAACACCATCTATTGATATAGATACAATCTTAATTGCAATTAGACGTGCAAGTTATGGTGAAAAAATGGCAATGACTGCATCTATTCCAAAAACAGACATTACTAAAGACTTTGAATTGAATTTACAAACACTCTTTGACAATTACATGTCAAAAGAATTTGTTCATACTTTTCAGATTGATGGATTTAAAGTTCAGATACAACCACTAAACTATAAAACTATTACTGAAGGAATGATCAAAGCGTTTGAAGAACAGAGAATCTTTGCTGTTATTGATGATAATACTATTCAAAATCAAGAAAAGTTACAGAAGTTCCAATCAAGTTTTTCTAGACTAACTGAGTTAAACGTACAAACACTTATTAAAAGTGTTGTAGCAATTCAACCAGATGGCTCTGATCAAGCTGTTGTTAATCCAGCTCATATCAAAGAGTTCATTGAAAACACTGATGCAAAGATTTTTAATCAAATTAAAGAGCATATTGAATCTCAGAAAAAACAATTTGAACAACAACCACTTTCAGTAGAAGCTACTGAAGAGGAAATCGAAGCAGGTGCTGATAAGACTTATTCTATACCTATTGTATTCGATCAAGGCAATTTTTTCGACTAAGGATCTTAACGTGGAGCCTCGAAAAAATCCAAGACGAGGTTAAGGTCCTAGAGGGTGAGGTCAAAGAAATTAAGAATGAAATGATTCGTATCTCATGGTGGATGCGTGGCAGTATTCAACTCAATGATGCTTATGATTTAGATATCGACGACCGTGAAATTATTGCTAATTTAATTAAAGAAAATATGGAGTCTGCTAAAAAGTCAGGTATGCCGTTTTGGTAGGATTTACTTTTTAGAATTTGCTCTTATTCGATCCATGCCAGCGGAGTAGTTTGCTCTGCTTCTTTCATCTGGACTTACTTTTCCATCGTTGTTTACATCTGCTGGATCTTTTTTAGCTTTTTTCTTAGTTACAGTATAACCGTTTGCTTCTAGATATTTTTTTGCTGATTCGACATCCATTGTAGGCGTAGCCATATCTTTAGCATCTGCTTTGCTAGTATCTTTTGCTTTGCTAGTATCTTTTGCTTTGCTAGTTTTTTTAGTAGCAACTGTTGTATCTGCATCTGCAGGAGCATCACCGTATGAACTTTTTGATACTCTACTACCCATTTGTTTTTGAAAACCTTGTTGTACAAAACGTTTAATTACTTTTTGAACTTGACCTTTTGATAGCTCAACATCAGCTTCCATTATCTGTGCTTCACTATATATACTACTATTCATTTTTCCACCTGACAGATCTAAATTGCCTTGTGCGTCTGCTCCAGTAAGTCCTGATGCTTGTGGAGATAATTTAGCTTTAAGTTTACTTGCCGCGCCTGTAACAGCGGCCGCCCCAGATTTTGCCGCGCCTTTTCCAGATTTATAACTTTTAGATGCTGTTTTTTTCAGTGAACGCATTATGCCTGGTTCAGCATTAATATATGACATTACTGCACTTGGCTTACTTACAAATCCTTTTGCAACTAAAAACTTTGCTAAACCTTTTGCAGTCATACCTTTCATTTTAGGATCTTGTTTGCTTACAGCATAAAAGTCCTTATAAATGTTTGATACTTCTTTATCTAATTCAACGTCTAGCTGTGCGGCTTTGCCTCCAGCTGTGTTTTTACCTAGTGTTCTTTTTAAAAATCTAATAGGACCTTCATCAACTTGCTTAGATTCTGTTAAAATGTCGTATACTTTCATAGTTTAGCTCCCGATTAATTATATTTATACTTTTGAACACAGAAATACTTAGTAAATAGACTACACATGATAACAAGATATCGAATACTAGACAATCTCGATAATGAGATTGACGTTGTAAACAGTATTGACGAAGTACAGCAATATATAGAAACAATGCGTGATACAAACCCTCATCTACAACTCAGATACGAATCATTCGAAGTTAGTAGTGTTAAGTCAGGTTTTGGAAGAGATCCTGATCTTCACTAAATAACTCCTATGTGTTCGCCTATATTCTATTTTTTAGTTTTAACAGTAGTATTAATGTGGATGATATATAAGAACAACTAAGATTTGTTACTTCGTAACAAATTGTTTTCGCTTACGCTCAAACTATATCACTTCGTTTGTTGATAGAAGTAATAGATATGAATTAAAGCAATATTACGTAGTAATATTGTAATTGCTTCATGTAGATTGTTTCAGTCAGACGGAACCTGTTTAGCGGTTCCATCTAATCTTGGTCTTCATGTGAGTTCGTCACAGCCGAGATTCGGAAGTAGGTATTTTCACTGTTCAATGGGCTCTGACCTTTCCCAACCTACGTCGACGTCACGTATTTCTACGCTATCCCCCGCTTCGTTCCTATTGCTAAGGGGTTTTTTTGAACATTGTGGTTCTTGGCTAACAGCATCTAGCCTATATTGATCGTTATGGTTCGTATGAATCAATATGTTTCGTGTGTGGTTCTCACGCCACCCTTTACACAGCGGAATTATCGATCTGGCCCGCTATCCTTATGTGCTGTATTGGCTTGCCTATAATGTTTTTAAGTGTTCTTTTAGAATTTTTGAACCGCCTACACGTACATTAATGATACCGTTGTAGTAATCATCTGTTTCTAGTACTCTGCGTTCAAACTGTTCTCGTGCCTCTAAGTAACTTGCAATGCCTCTGCTTGGACAATAATGTAATATTTCTCTAGTAAACTTGTCTTCGCCTAGTTGTGTAACATCAGCCTGTAGTCTATCGCTGGATCCCCAGTAATCTCTCCAGTCTGATTCTTTTGTTCCACGTCTTTTATTTTTTTTGCCTTTTAGCGGTGGCTTCGTTGTTTTGAATTTTGCTAGTTTCTTGCCTACGTACTTCATGCCATTGACTTTATTTGTTATCAAGTAGACAAATGCTTCTACACCGTCAGGTATTTCTTCTACATTTTCACCTTGATAAGTCCATTGCATATTGGTACTTACCGTTGCCTATGTATCTGGGGCCTCTTTCTTGGAATTATGCTTGTGATGTATTTCGTCCATACGCTGTTTAGCTAGGCTACGTATCTCTCGTAACCATTTTCTGCTTTCTCTATGTGTTCGTACAGAATTACGGGCCTCAAACTTCTCGTTTGCCTTAAAGTATGCCATATATGCCTTGGTCAATTTATCGTGTGTATCGTCATTCATTGTGTATTTCTACATCGTTCTCATATGAGGTAAAGCCATTTTCCTTTATTACTTTGAGAACGTGTGTTACTCTTCCTACTAGTTCATCTTTATGGGATATGAGATATACATTTTTCTGTCTTTCTCTACCCATTTTCTTTAGAATAGCCAAACTGTTTTCAACTCCGCTAGTATCCATACCTGAATCAATCAACTCATCAATAAACAATAGATTGATATTTTGATATAAACTTTCCCAAACATCACGGAATGCAAAGCTCATACCAAGTATAAGTCTGTTACGCTCACCTCTTGACAAATTGTCAAAATCTAAATCTTGTCCTAATTGTGTAATTTCAACTGACAAGTCGTTTTGGAATACAACACTATGTGGTAATCCAAGTTTATCAAGATAGTTAGTAAGCCTATTGTTTAGATATGCTAAATTCTGATCAATAATCTTTTTACGAATAAAACTGTCTTTGTTTGTAAGCAGTTTTAACATAAAGTCTTGATGGTCTTTTAAACTTGTTAAGTTGTTTACTGTATCCCAGTTAATTTCTTGAATAGCAGTTGTGTTTAATTCATCAATCTGTTCTTGATAAGGATCAACTTCTGTCTTTGCACGACTTAATGCTTCTTGTAGTTGTGATACATTTTGTTTATGATCGTATACTTCTTTAAGAGTTTCATAGAACGTTGTAGGCTTGCCGTTGATATCCCCAATGTCACTAAGTGACGTTGTTACATCTAAAACTTTATCCCCTACTTCTTTTTGATATGCTATAGCATCTTCAAGTTCTTTTTTCTTTTTAACTGCAAGTTCTTGTTTTTTCTCGTCATGTAGCTCTTGTCCACAAGTATGACATGTTCCTTGATCTAAGTTTTCTGCGTCTTTTTTTGCTTTTTCTACAGAATTGTCTGCACGTACTAGTGCTGGCTCTAGTGTGCTTAATTCTTTTTTAAGAGCCGAAATAGCATTATTTTTTTCTTCCCAACTAGACAGTTGTTCGTGTTTGTCTAATTCATTTTCTACATCTAAGTGTTCTAACTCGTCAATTGATCGTTCTAGTTTAGCAATGTCTTCTTTTTGTTTTGTATTCCATACACTTTGTTTTGTTTGCAAACTACGTACAGTTTCACCAATACGTGAATTACTAGATTCGATAGCATTTATACGAGCAGTTTCGTCTGTAATTGCTTCTCGTGTTTGCCTTACTTTATCTTTTAGTACTTCTGCTTTTTCAGAAAGTATTGTAATACCAAGTAACTGCTCAATAATATCCTTTTGATCGTTTACACGCATACTTAAGAACGGTTCTGTGTATGTGTTTAGTGCAACAATATGCTTAAACATATTGTGTGACATACCTAATAGACTTATAATGTCTTCTTGTGTTTTACGTGAATCGCCTTGCGACTCATCTGTCATTTCTTGTTCTTGTCCATCTACATAAAACTTTAATACATTAGGACCACGTCCTCTTTCAATCTTATAATCTCGTCCATCTTTTTCAAAAGAGAGCGTAACTAACATACCTTTGTTGTTAGTTTTATTAATTAAGTTATTACGCTTAATATTTGTTAAAGCAAGCCCGTAAAGGGCATAACTTAGTGCATTTATAATAGTAGTCTTACCTGTACCATTACGTGATCCACTGTCGTCACCACCTTGGTCAAGATTTTCTCCTAACACAAGTGTTAATTGTTGCTTATCAAAATCAACTGCTTGGGTTTGATTACCCACACTCATGAAGTTCTTAACGGTTAAACTTTTTATCTTAATCATAGTTCTTCATATATTCCTAATAGTAACTTCTTGTCGTAGTTTTGTGTATCCAATGCAGTAATTTCATTAGTAACAATTTCATCTACACTTTCAAATGTACTAATATCGATGTCTGTGTGTATTTCTTCGTCTTGCTGACTAGGAATTAGTGTAATTTCTCTGCAATCATATTCATTGATAAATGTTTCTTTAATAAAACTTGCTTCTTCATAACTAATTGGAAGATCAAGAGTTACTCTAAGATACATTTTGTTTTTAAGTAGTTTGTCTTTTTCGTCTAGTAATTGACTCAGTTTAACTGTTCGATACTTAGGACAGTCTAACCAATCAATATATTGTGGTTCTTTGTTATTTTCTTTATCAAGTATCATCATTCCACGTTTATCATCCCATGCATCTGCATAGTTGTGTGGAAAAGCATTACCCATATAGTGTACTGCACCTTGTACTTGACGTTTGTGGAAATGTCCACTAAACACATAATCTTGATGTTTGAAATGTTCAGCTTTTAGTTCACCGTGATCAGGCATTTGCACCATTGCGTTCATATAGAAACTAGGCAGTTCAAAGTGACCAAACATATATTTTGTTTTTATGCTACTAATCTTCTTCCATTCTTCACCGACAAGCCAAGGAACTAATGCAACATCATCTTCAACTAATATTTCGTCTACATATGTAATACCTGGAATATGTTTACCAAACTCTACACTGTAAACATCGCGTTTGTCTTTGTAGTACAAATCGTGGTTACCTGCAAAGAAGTAAAACTTATCAAATGCCGCACCTAACTTTTCTAGACAACGTGTAGTTGCATCTAGTGTTTGTACATTAATTGTATTTCTATTGTGATGCCAGTCACCACAAAAGATACCGGTTTCACAACCGTTAGCTTTTGCTTGTTCAATAAACCAATCTACAAAGTCTTCACAATCTTGTAGGTGTAGTCTACTATTCGACTTCAGTCCTAGGTGAATATCTGTAAACACCGCCGCTTTTTTAAACATTCGTACTCCTGTTTTGTATATTATACTTTATATTTTGATGTAAGTCAAGTGTTTTTGGACGGATTTGGTACAGGTGCTTTAGCGTCTTGTGTTTTAACACGATCCCATTCGCCTTGTGCTTGTCTAGTATAACTAGGATTCATATTATTCATTTCTAAAATATCATCTCTAATATTTTGATTGCGTTTTTCAATATTAATAACTCTTACAAATGAATTTGTTACTGCCGCAGTATAATAAGCAAACGGATTGTTTGATTTTGATTCATCAAACTGTAGTCCAATTTGTGCTAACTGTAATATTGCTTGTCCACGCATTTCGTCATTGTATGTGTATCCACGAACATTACCTCTGGTTGCATATCTATCACATAACTTCATCCACATCAAAGCAAGTTTGTTAGTTGCTTTACCATGTGCTTTATTAAAGCAACCATTTTCCATTCCACCTTCCCAGTGACTTTTGCCTACACAAAGTAATGCATCTTTTTCATCAAATTTGTAATGTTGAAACGGAGGAAAGTTTAACTTAACTTTATAGTCTGCAGGTGTTTTAGGATTCTTTTTTCGACCAGGTTCTTCTGGAATATGATCAAATGTCATAATTCTAAATACTAATTCATCTTTTTGTATCTTTCGATAGTCAATTTCGAATTCAGCAAGTTTTACTCTTTTGCCTGCTAATTTTGCGGCTTCAAAGGCTTGTTGCTGTAAGCGTTTTGCTTTATTGCGTTTTGCTTCAGCTATTGTTCTAATATTAATTTTACCAATTTCTGGTAGGATTATATCATATTGGCCATACTCAGGATCAACATAACTACAGAATGTAGTCTTTGATTTGTGTATTTCCTTTAAAATATCCTTGTTGTTTAGATAATTTACACGTTTATTCATATTTTCTCCGATTGTTTGTTATATTATAAACTACTCTGTTAATAAAGTCAACTAAATAATG